TAGTCCTCTTTGTAGTTGATGTTGCTTAAATAAACCTGTATTCGCCTTAATTAAGTCAGCTGCCTCAAATGGTGAAATGGCCTGACTCGCACCAGCTTGTCTAAGGAATGCTCTAGTAATTTCCTTCTCACTACTTAATTCTGGAGCAATTCTAAGCATTTGTTGGTAAGCATCTACTACATGATGAGTAGGAAACTTACTTATAATAGGATCAGTAGCTACAAGTTCTTGTAGTAATAATGCTCTATCCCTGTTCGCTTCAGGAGTATTAGTACTGGCACTCAATTCTGGTTTACCTTGTTTATCCTTATAACCTGAAAAGCTTTTAGTTATATTCATGAGGTCAATTGCAGACTTAATTCTACTATCAAACTCCTCCTCTACCGCAGCTTTCTTTTCAGCAATACAAGTCATAACCGGATCTTCAGGGTCAGCCTTGGCAATCTTACTTCTTTCTGCCTTGATAGATGCATCGACCTGGGCTAACAAAGAATCAGTATCTGCTATCTTTTCTATATCTTGTTTAAACAATCCTTTAAAATAACTCTGTTAAAAATTAAGGTTATAGGCTGCATCTTCTGACTTTACGGTAGCTTCTTTAAGATATGTTACACTATTAATAAACTTATCATATAGTTCAGTTTCATTACATAGTGCAGCTAATTTAATGTTGGAATCATGAACACCTCTTTCTTCTTTTAGATTAGAGGTTTTATATAACAAATCCAAATATCCATTACTAGCATTACCATACTTACTAAATACGCTAGTTTCAAATTCATGCCAGGCAGATCTACAATCATTACTCTCAGCGAATTTTCTAAGTATATTGCAGAAGTTTTTATTTACTTCAAATTCAGCATCTAATCTATCTGCTTCAGCATCATAGGCTTGTTTTTGTAATTTACTAATATATTTTACACTCTTATCATAAGCACCAGATTTACTTAATTCATTTTTACCTACATCTTCAGTAAGTATTAGTTTAGCATAAGCTTCTTTATAAGGTCCTGGCTCCAAATATCTTGCAAATTTAGGAGCAGTTTCTTGGATTTGAAAAGAAGAGAATAGTTCTGATTCCAATTCTGAGGCAGTCTTTTCTTTTCCGCTATATATATCTTCAGCAACTTTGGCTGCATCAACTATGGGAAAATCATCAGCTTTTGAGTCTGGATGCTTCTTAAAGTGATCATAGTGCAAAGCTACATTAATAGCTTCACAACTACGCTTAATAAAGTTATGATTAAGTTCCAGTGATTTAGCAACCTTAGTAGCTGCTTCTTGAGGTGGAGTACCAGTATTTATCTCAGTAACTATCTCATGGACTGCAAATTTTACCAATTCTTCAGGTGTGCGCATAAAAGTGTTTGTTATATCTATATTAATATGTTATATAATTCTAGTCAATTCATTAAGGCTTTACCTCCAACACATCTACATATGAAGGATATTTGCCTGGATTCTCTAATAACATCATTTCTCTTAAGTTTTCCATTAAAGTATTATCTTCTACGGTAAGACTTACAGTTTCATTGATACCCAACTCTTTTTCTATTCTTTGAGCATTCAACCTCATTACTGCAGCCCTTTGTTCAAGTTCAAGTCTGTGTAGATTAGCATTAACATAACCTACTACAGAATTATTAAAGATAACTGATTCTTTAAGACTAGTTATGGCAAATCTCTGATCCATTAAGTTATCCACACCTGCTCCAGCTAAATAAGACTTAACCTCATCCCTTTCATCTTCAGTTAATACTTGATGTCCCAATATACTTCTTAAACCCAGTTCTCCTAAATCATAAATACGCTTAAATGCATGATAATCAGCATCATCTATCTCTTTATTATTGGCTAATTGTCTTAAGCAACTATATTGAACTAACTTATCTTTAGGCCAGCCAGAATAGTCAAAGAATATTAATCTTAAAGCTTCTATGAATTTAACTGGCTTATACCATTGTTTAGCTAGTTCTATATCTGTTTTATTACCATATATACTATAATTTAACCATTTACAATTAGTCTCATTAGTCTTGGTTTTATAGAACTTTATAGCTTCTGAAATATACTCATTAGCTTCATAGTTATAGCAATGAAAGATAAGTTTTTGAACATAATCGTCATTAATCTTTTTAACCTTATTAATGTTCCAGTTAATCATCCCTGCCCGGTTATTATTGAAAGTAACTTTTCTAACCCTATTATTAAAGTATCTTTTATCCCAAACTTTTATAAGTTGTTGATAAAGTAAGGCTGGAAGCTTGTTATATAATTGTTTAATATATATAGGTAGATCATAAGAATCTACAGGAACGATACCATTAGAAATTAAACGCTTTAAATTGCCTGAGTTAACACCGGGCTGGGAACAGAACTTTTCAAATCCAAATCGTTCAGGGTAAAAAGCTAATTGATATCTCCAGGAAGGGGATTGAAACTGAGTCCCCATCTTGCTGATTGGAACTATAGGTAAAAGCATGATTACTATCTGATTCCATCTAATTAAATACTAAATGGTTTATTATTTAGATTTGGAACTACTCCCGGTACTTGAGATATTGGATTTTGTTGTCTGAACTGGGAGAGTAATTGGTAGAAAGGGAGTTGTTGTGCTCCTGATTGATTTTGTGGTTGTGAAGGTTGAGCTGGTCTAGTAGCTTGAGGTCCTGGTTGATTCATTGCAGGGTTAGGTTGTGACATATTACTCATTGCACCTAAAGCCGGAATTTGACCACCTTCTCCTAACGCTGCTTTTATAAAACCATTAATATATGCATCTTCTATTGTCATATTATATATCATTTTTAGATTGGTCATTAGAATTGATATCCATATTTGGCATCTGTTTTTTTAGGAAGATTACCAGATCTCCTAAATTATTAAATACATTTTTAACTAATTCAATTAGTTCTGGAAGTTGATCTTTGCCGAACAATTCATCAAATTCATCAGTATTCCAATAAGTTAAAAACAACATTTTACCAAGTTTATCTAGAGCCGATACAAAGTTAGGCACGTATTCCTGTATTTTATCTCCAGAATTAGTATATTTAGCCAATGCACCAATAGTCTGGGTATCGAATATTTCTTTTTGTCCTTGTTGAGCTAATTGAACTGCATGATTGATTGTACCGTCTAATTGTGCTTCATCAGGCTTAACCCCCAAACCTTGCTGTGTAGGATCTTTGGTATACCCATCACTACAATCATGCTGGTCTACCCAAGGAATGCCATAATAAGTAGGTTGCCCAGCTTCATTACTTTCCGGAGTTTCATCTTGTAGAGTTAAAGTATGGTCACCTAACACAGATATTTTAACCATTCCTTCTCTTTTCTTATTAGGAATTAGGTCAGCCAAAACTGCCTCTGCATCCTTTTCTCTCAATCCAATATCAGTAACCATTGCAATTTTAGCTTCAAGTGGATTTGCATAAGTTACTTTTGCGCCAGCTACATTAAGGAAGAAGTCACTACCATTTGTGTGTAAAGTTAACGGGAAAGTATTGTTCTCTCTAAGGAAACTAGTTAGATAACATAGACCACCAGGTTTGCCAGACTTGATTTCAGACTGCTGTTTCTGACCCTCCATTCTCTGTTTATCTTGTTGTGTCTTGGAAGCAGAATAATCTATGTCAGGACGATAATAAGAACTTAAATGTATTTTAAGCAATTTGAATCCTTTAGGAACATAGACAGCCTTATTACGATGTTCTAGTTTATCCCCTGGTTTTTTAGTAAGTACCAATATTGTTTCGCCATTGTCTTTCTTCCTAGGTTCACCACAGTTATAAGCTTTTTTAGCTTCATTATACCAGGTAGGTTCAATTTTAAGCCTTCTAATACCAGAACCATCTTTATAGTTCTCAATGATTCTAAAAGGTTCAGTAGCTTTAAGATTCTCATTCAATAATACATAGTCATCATAGCTAGGCAAGGCTTCAGCTAATTCCTCCAAATTCTTCATAGCCTCACTTATATCTTTAACTACTATTTGGTCCTTAATAAATATATCCTTTACATTGCAATCATAGGCCTGTCCCGGTCTAGCTGCTTGTAAATCTATAACCAAGGCTTTATCATGACCATAACCAGGTATTAATGATTCAACACTAGTTAATACTAACCCATATCTAATAGTACCTAACTCAGTTATATATGGATAAAAACCAGTTTGTACAGGGTTGCTAAACTGCTCAGTAAACTTAAAGATACCAACTTCAGATATCTCTTCCTTCATTCTATTATCTACAATAGAAATTCCTTTAGTAACCAGTTCTTTCTTAGTATGTTCAGACAAATCTTTAAAGTTAGTTTCGGTATCAAAGTCTATTACCTTTAATTTCTTAGGTTTAGCTTCTTTTACAATAGCTGGAACAGTCAAAGCTTCAGCAATTGCATTATCAGAATAGAATGTCCTGACAGCATCAGTAAATTCAGCATTCTTATTCATAACGTCCCAAAATGCTTCTTTAACTGAATTATCCGAGTTTTTTATATAATCTAATAAAGAAGGGATAGGGAGAAAATCTTTTTTATCTAACAAGCTCTCAGCAACCTTATCAAATACTTCTGAATTCTTTTCTTCCAAATCTTTAGCTTCAGCATAACTAATACGTCCAGTACGAGGAGGCCAGATCACATTACGCATACTAGGAGCAACAATATCTTTTTGCACATCCTCTTTACGTTGATTGCTTACACTTCCCATCCCAGTTACATCATCTTTTAAGAATAGTTCTGCAAAATCTTCAGTAAGTGGGTACATTTGTTGATTGTTCTTACTATATAGTATGTCCAAGTCTTTAATTTTTCCATCAACAAAGAAAGCAGGGACAAACATGATTTGTCCATTATTACTCTTAAATCCAAAAACACCCACAGCTTTGGTATCGTTATCACTCTTTTTAATTAGCTGGAAGCCTACTAAGAATGGTACTAGGTTACTTAGTTTGCCTTGTAACTTATCATATGCAAGAGTAAAGAACGCTTTCTCAAAATCATCCTCAGAACTCGCTAATTTAGTTGAACTATTCATAAATTGAAAGAAGAAGGCTTCTTATATATACTCATCTTCACTTATTATTATCATATTAGGAAAGTTATAGTTAAGCAATGTCTATTATACATTAGCTAATTCACTCCTAACTTTATTTTGCATCATTTTATTCTCATTATTCAAGTTGTCTATGTCTTTATTATGATAATGATTATAAGCACCTATAGCAGCTGTAGGGGCTCCAATAATACCACCAGCTACTAGATATGGTTTTAAAGCTTCCCATCCCGTAGCAGGCTTAGAAGGTGCTACGGGTAAGCCAGGTTTAAAACTATCATTAATATTCTGTCCTATCTGCTTAATCTTTTGAACTGAGTTGGATTTGTCAAAGTTAATATTCTCAGCACCAGCACCTTCAATACCTTCAATAAGATTAGCTGGAGTCTTAAATACATTACTGCCTAATCGTGTTAATGCTTTTGGAAGAGTATCAAAGTTACCACTATTATCATTTTGTCTTTCAGCTATAGTCTCTGCACTACCTAATATAGCTGAAGGAATCATTAAACTCTTGACTGGATTCCTAGTAATAAAATTGTTTAACAGAGTATTAGGATGATTTACATTCTTTTGTAATATGTTTAGAGGAACTGCATTATCTTTAGCATTACTTATCAGTTCTTGTAATTTATCAACTCCAATATTAGATGGTCGGTTTATATATTTTTTAAACAGAGGGTTGTCTACTATTCTATCCAATACTGATGCTTGTTTATGAGTAAGCATCTGTAATAAAGCATTTGTTCTTTCAGCTTCTTCTTTTCTATGCTTCCTAGTAATGGCATCATAAGCCATAACCGGGCCAGCAGAAAGAGCGGTAGCCCCTAATATGCTTTTAACTGGATGATTCGCCATATCTTGCATAGTACTAGAGAATATGCCTTTACCAAATTCCTTGCCTGCCTCATTATAAAGAGGACCCATTTTCTCATTAGCCTTGTCTATTAATGCTTCAGCAAATTCATTTCTAGTAGTAGGATTAGTTATATTAGATAGTGAATCCAATACTTTCTGAGCATTAGGATTTTTATCTACACTATTTAATACACTATCAGAAGCAGAACCAAGAGCAGGACCAGCACCAGTAGCATTAAGTATTGCACTAGTTAGATGGCCTACTTGTCTACCAGTCCAAGGAGCACCACCCATTTCTAGATGACCGTGTAAAGCATTATTAATAGTCCTTCCACCTGATTCTAGAGTTGCTGAGGCTAACCCTGCTCCCAAACCTAGACCGGCAGCACCTTTCAAACCAGCTCTACTATAATCAAATATACGTCCTAATTGAGATAATACGTTAGCTTTCTTATCAATGAAATTAGTCAAAGCTTTAGTATTGGCATTCATATTACTCAAATGATAACTGCTCTTCCAGTTCTTCTGCAAATTTATGGGTCCCAAATCCTTTGGCATATGCAAGCCCTGGTATTGGAGATGGTCCCTCCAAACTACTAGAAGCTCCAGTATTGACAGCCTTTATTAATCTACGTTCCAGATTAGTACTATATAAGGTATGCATCCAGTCATGTTCATGTGCTGGGACATCTAATAATCTTTGCATTTCTGGTTCAAATTCAGGTTTTGTCTCATTTACCGTAACATAATCGATATTATGTTTCTTCAACTCATTAATTACAGTACTGGTGATTCTAGTTCCTATTGTATAGTGTAATTCAGGTATTTCCAAGTATAAACCTTGAGCCATATCAGTTCTGACCTTCTTACTATTAGTTCTAGGAGAATAGGCTTTCTCCAGTGTATGATAATTTACTATACTGTCTGGCAAGTTATTCCCTAAGCCTTTAGGATTGGTTATTTTAACATGAGTAATTAAACCTTTACTTATAATATCAAAATTACGTTTATTTATTCCACCTAATTGACTAGTTTCAAATGTATCTTTAATAGCTTTGGAGAAATACCTTCTACCTTCTCCAATACCTTTATGCTTTGTTATTTTAGCTGGATTAGGTATACCATCACTTAACACATCACCTTCTTCAACTAGCTGGCCTGATTTAACCAATACTTTCAAATCTGGGTGTACATAATATTCTTCAAGTTTTCCATTATCATGCTTAATAACTATATAATGACCTCCTTGTGGTGCTACTCTTACTTCTTCTATCTTACCATCAGAGTCAGCTATTGGGGCTTCATGGACAAATGAATCCGGGATATTAAATAATTGATTGATGTATTTAAAGCCACCAAATTGATTAGAACCAGTTGCACTACCTCCCTTGTGCTTACTATTATGTACTATTAAGCCATTCGCTAATACAAATAAAGCATCTTTACTATCTACTTCAATATCCCAACATTGTATTAATCCTAGATACTCTGGTTTATTGTATAGTACTACCCAATAATCATTTGTAGTAACTACATCTATAGTTTCATCAATATCTTTTAGAGGCATTTCTGTTAATACATTACTACATTCCAGGGTTTCACAAAGTATCTTATGATTCTCTGTAGCATATAGTTCAATTACTTTATCTTTATTATCTATAAATATATATTTATTAACAGGTTGTAATCCTTGATTGAATAACCTTAGAACTTTGACTGGAGAGGTTTGACCAGCGTTATCAGAGCCAAGCACCATATCTCCGACCTTTATATCTTGAATAGCTTTAATAGAATAATCTGCCATTCTTACTAGTGTTCCTTCAGCTAAACAGTTTAACGCCCCTTGTGCTACTGGTTCTGCTGCTGAAGTACCGGCAACAACTCCAATAAAAGAATTAAGTTCAGACAAGCCTTTACCTCTGATACCCACACATAATTGACAAAGAGCACTAGAAGTTCCATCATGACTAGCTTCACAAGTTATAGGATTTCTAACTACAATCTCTTCTATGCCTTTGCTTTTTAGAATACCCAGCATACTAGAGGTAACTTCATTATTATAGTGATATTTGTCTATAGGATGAGCTAAGAACGAACCGATGTAATCATTATCATTTGTTTTTACAGGTATTCCATTATGAGTACCACAATCATGTTCTTCTATCACCATTGTCATGTTTGCTCTAGCTAATTGCTTGCCTAAAAACCCACCTTCTGCCACTGATAATTTTGTGGCCGCGCTGGCTTGTCTCGCACCAAAAGTATGTGCCAAATATTGGGGCAAGGTTAATCCTTCAGCAAAAGATCTATCAATAATAAAATCAGTTAGAATACCGCCTTTATTATCGTTAACGGCTACTGGGGAGAAAATAGTTTGACGATATTGTTCGGGACTCCCTCTCGCTCCGGCTTTAACTACCTTGGCTAGAGTCTTATTATCTTTAAGGCCTTCTTCTATTATTTCCTTATTTGCAGTGTCAGAAAACTTGTTGAGCAAATTTGTTAGTTCATCATCTTCTTTCTTTTTAGGTAACTTTTTATCCTTTATGCTCTTAATCTCTTTATTGAGTTCTTTAAATCTCTCATCTTTAAAGGAGGGTGGAAGCAAGTCACCTAGTCTGACAGTACTACCCAACCTAGTAGCTGATTCAAACCCAAGTCTAGTTAAATCTGATACTACTTTCTTATAACTATCTTCATTATGCTCTGCTAAATTAGAGAAGAAAGCACCTATATTCTTCTTATCCAAATCTTTGCTTTCTATAAATGAATGAGAGTTAGCAGGAGAGTAATGCTTAAGCAGGATTTTGCCTACTGTTGTTACCTCAGACATAATTAGTGATTGCTATATAGTTCAAATAGAGAAGATTTCTTTACTATTTGAAATCTAGCAGGTGTAAGATCTAATACTTTAAGACTGCAAGAAATACCTAATATATCCGCCATAGCTAAGTGATGATGTCCGTCAAGGATACTATCATTGAGTAACAATATATACTTATTATTATTCTTGGCTTGAAATTTATCGGCTAAAGCTTTCTTACCTAGTTTAGTCATTTCTTTCTTTATATGAGATTTAGCAGATTCGTAGTTATGTATATCTACTTTAGGTAATAGCTCACTAGTTGTCATACCATAAAGTACGAGTTTGGTATCTTTATCAGCTCCAGGAGCAAATTTTAATACATCTGCTTGAGTATCTTTGGGTAGGCTATTTACTGTAATATCAGCTACATAAGCAGAAGCAACCTTGCCAAATTCAGACTTATTCGGTTCAGGTTTAGCTATATCAGGCATCCATTTATCAATTTTTTGGTCAACCTCATCTTTAGTACGATTTGTTAGTGGCTGATTCTGTTCCTGGGCATGTAAAGCTGGTTGTTCGATTTCTTCTGTTTCTTCAGCATTAACTAGCTGGTCTAGTAAGGATGAAGCAGCCTTCTTTACTTTTACATCCTTGGACTCTGCTGACTTTTCAAGAAATGATTGGATAACATTAAAGTTCATTGTTAGATTTCTGGATTTCCGCCTGGTTCATCTTCACCATTATCATATTCACTATCTTCTGATTTTCTATGCTTGCTATATAGATAAGCCCCTAAACCACCTAAACCTGCAGCGCCCAAACCTAATTCATAAGGAACTTTGTTGTTACTAATATGATTGGATAATACTTCAAATAAAGATTGGGGAGAAATATCATTCTTATGTAAAGCTTGTTCTGCTCCAGTTATAGCTCCATGTATACTAGGTTTAATAGTAGTATTAGCATTTACATTATTAAATACATTACCTAATCCTTGACCAGCATAATGAGCACCTATGCCTCCACCTACTCCAAGTCCGGCAGCAGTACCTAGTCCCATGTCACCAACTGATTTACTTTTGAATAGTTTACTCAATACGGATTTGGCATCAATATTAGCTGGTTCTGGTTTACTATTTAATTTAAGTTGATTTCCTCCAAAGCCATCTAATTTAATCTTATTACTTATAGAACCTAGATTAAGTTTACTAGATGGAAAGTCAGAACTAGAAGGAGCTTTAGGTATAGCTAAATTAGAAACAGCTGCCTCTGGTATAGAAGCACCAGTAGCCTCAGTAGCACCAGTAACTTCAGGTTTAAGTACATTAGCCAATTCTTCAAATGACTTAATAGGATTTGCAGAAGCTTTAATAAATCCGTTAATAAATGCGTTATTTAGATTCATATACCTAGACCTTGTTGGGGTTGGGCTGATTGTGCTGGTTGGGTTGGTTGTGCAGGATTACTACCATCCATCGGCCCACTACCATAAATACCTCCACCCATCATACCTTGTTGTTGCTGTTGTTGCATCATTTGTTCTTGTTGTTGCTTCTGCTGTTCTTCTCTCTGCTTCTGTTGCTCTTCCCTATGCATCTTAGCACGTTCATATTGATGCTTTTCTTTTAATTGTTCAGTCTTCAAATGACTCTGTGTTGCCTTCCCGCCACTATGTAAATCTAATAGATCAGCTACACTTAATGTAACTGTAGTATCTTTTAACCCTCTAGACTGTTGTTTTGGGGCTAAATCATCACTTTGTCCTGGTTGTGGCTGACCTCCCTGACTCAGATCTTGCTGAGGTTGACCCTGGCCTTCTTGTTGCATTCCTTGGCCTTGACCCATTTGTTGAGCTAATTGAGCCATCTGTTGTGGGTCTGGTTGTTGACCTGATCCACCTTGACTTGGTTGTGGAGATTGTGAAGATTGTGGAGGTTGAGGTTGTTGCCCAGGTAAACCTCCTTGTTGTTGAGCAGCAGTACTATTAGGTGATGGTATAAATGCTTGTTTATGCATCATACTACCTATTTCTTCTAAGATTTGTCTGTAAGTCATATTAAAATTGGTATTATCTCTATTTCAAAGTTCTATCTATTATGGAGATTGATGGTAGTTATATTAATGATACTTTTGTAATAGTTTCTCACTTTCCCAGGCCACAGCTTCATCAATAATAAATTCTTCCAAGGATTTTTTAACATTAGCTAATCTACCTTGGTCTATTCTACCCTTTAATTTACTTTTAGGCAAATCAATATCTCTTAGTTGAGTTAGAGCTTCTATCAACTTATCTAATTTCTGTTGTTCGTTCAATACTAACCATACATCTCTAGTTATCATATAAGGTCTTCTTCTTTCATTTCTCTATTTCTATGTTGTCTCCTGGCTCTAAATCACCTCTGTTATATGCAGCAACTACTTCTTGTTCAGTTTTATATTTTTTAGGAGTGTTATGTTTGTTTTCTGTACTTAGTCCATAAAGGCCCAAAGCTGCTTCATTACTAGGGATTAATACAGGTTGAAAAGATTTAACAGATAATAAATTTTTGCTAGGCATCATTTTAGCTATAACTTCTTTACGTGCTTCTTCAGTGCCTGGAATATGGACATTAAGTTGGTCTCCGTCGGAATTTTTTGTATATCCTCCTATAGTTAAGAAACTTCCGTAGTTTGGTATTTCCAAATCGTAAGCAGTATTAGATTGTAACTTAGTTACTCTTTTAACTTTCTTCCATTTTAAACTACCATTATACACCTTACCTAAATATGATATCCATTGTTCATTATTCTTTAACTCAACTAGAAGTATTTCAATTATTTCTTTTAAAGTGCTTTTACGAAATCTATCTGTTTTAAATTCCTGGCTTAATCTATATTTTAAATTATAAAGTTCCTTATTCTTTTGTAATTTATATTTATTATTAATAGCTGTAATTATATTTTTTTTAACAGTTTCTGAAGGAAGTGGTACTAAGTCATTAAAGTTATCACCTATACCTGTTATATCTTTTAAGCTATTCTCTAATTTTTCCTTCTTCAACTCATGACTTATTCTAAATTTTGTTCTTTCAACTAACTTTTTAAATGTCCCAGTATGAAATCTGAAGGAGAAATTATCTTTACTACTCAGCCTAGATGCCCCTTTATATACTCCATAATTTAAATTTAACCGTTTACTCATATATCTTAAACCGTTAATTAAATGAATTGATGATGTGCAGATACTTATATTTATAACTGTTTTATTAGAAGAACTGACACTTACTGTTCCATCAGTTGAGATTAACCCATCTAATATACCTAGTAGATGTTCTTCAGGACCGTTTAAACTAAAAGTAGGTATTTTCTTATTAAAAGCTCCACTCCCTATCTGCTCTTTTAACCACTTATTAAACCAGGCACAAGAAGCTCTAGTTTTACCTCTAGAAGTAAATTGCCCCATCATATTCTCACTAACTCTATCTATTTCTTTAACTCCATTTTCATAAGGAAGATATTCACTATTACATAAATCAGCAAATACTTTTCTATTCATTAATTTTTCTTTGGTAGAACCGGCTAAGAAAAGTTGATTAGCATTATCTACCCAACCATCACCTAAAACCATTCCTATAAAAAGTCCGGTTTTATAATTAAGTTGCAAGTTAAATGAATTTTTAACAAATCCTTTTCCTCGTATTCCTTTCATTCCTCTAGTACCCATCATACCTTCAGCTAATACACTTGATTGAATATTGGGTGCTATAGTTGTAACATCACTAGGACAATACCTACCTACTGCCTCTTCGGTATCAACTTCTTCAATACCACTATCAGTATAAGCTAATAAACTATGATCTTTGGCTGCAAATATAAAATCCCCATCTATAAATTGTACCAAATATAAAGGTACATTAGGATGAATCGAGAATGTCTTTGGATTTACCCAATCTACTTCACCAGTTATAAGGTTTAATGATTTTACTTCTACATTACTAGGTACATCATAAAGGATATTACCATTTATAGTAGTAGTGGCTGAATTTTCTATTCTAGGGAAATCTGAAATAGGTACTAGTGTATATTTATAATTAATCATATAGACACAATACGGTGACTAGTTGAACTTGTCAATTAATTTTCTCTCTATAAATAATATAATCTACAATACTATCCGCACCATACCCCTTAAATACTAATGGATTCATTTTAATAGTTTTATCTTTAGAATTTGGATTAGCAATTAAATTAAACCCTAATAGATTATATTTATGCCAGGCTGGATCTCGCGTTATAATACCAGGTCTTACTGCCATCTCTTCCTTTAATGCCATAACTGCTAATGGACTATGTTTTTTAACATAATCAACCGCACTAATAGCTGGTACACCCTTCATAACCAACCTTCTAATAACAAAAGGTTTATATATCTGCCACAGCATATCTTGAGGTACACTAGCCTGGTCTACATCCAATCTAGTATCTGGAGTTAACACAGCTCTTCCCACCAAATCCAGACTCTTATTAACCACCTTACTCTGAAACATTGTACTTTTAGCCGTTCCACCCTTTAATCCAAACATAGTAGCTAATATACCTTTAACATTCTTATCCTGGTGTTTCTTATTAATTGGATCACCCAAACCAAAGGCAGCTTTTACTCCATCATATTCATTTTGTTTTAATTTCCTAACTACTTCGTCCGGCACATTCTCAGTATTTTTAAGTGCATTGTTATTTAGTATGAGGTCTTTATATAGATTATTAACATCACTAGTTAATACTACATCACCCATCTTACTAGCAGGTCTGTATTGGGCTGGTAGAATAGGTACTTTATGCAACATCAAATCTTTAGGATGTAACTTATGTTCTTTTAGTGTAGTGAGAAATTCTAACAATTTAACGGCATCATCTCTTCTAGTCTTCTTCTCACTACCTATATACTTCTTCATTTCTTCTATCTTCTTATCCAGATCTATATTATTAAGGGCTTTTTCCATTTCCCCATCCACTACCATATCATTAAACTTAAACTTGGTAACTCCTAACAACTTTCTGAGATAATCCTCACTAATAGGATTAGGTATGGGATGATTAAGATTTATGTGATTAAACTTGTCACCTAATATGCCTATTATATTAGGATCAAATAGTCCGCCAGGTTCATGTATTAGTTCTTCTTGATGTGGCTTGAATAATGAAGGTTTCTTAATTTCACCATTACTCAAAGCAGTAGTATCCTTATCTGTTAAAGGTAGGATATTAAAGGTATTACCAACTCTATCTACATTAATACCGGCAGCTTTTAAACTATCTATGAACTTGTTAAAGATGAATGGAACTTTAGGGCTGGGTGGGGTTTGGCCCAATTTAATAGCACGCCAGAATTCATCATTCTGAGTACCTTTAACAGTACCTATATCCTCCAATACATGTCTGACATCATGACTTAGCAAAGCTGTAGTACCTAAATTTCCTATTCTCTTTGATGAACCACCTTCCACTGCTGACTTACTTGGTTGCCGGTCGAAACTGTATCCGGACCCCTGACTTCTAGTACTTAGTTTATCTTCACTAATATGAGTTAACCTACTATAGAATAATGGACCTACAACTGCTTCAATATTTCTACCAGTAATTGGATCATATAGTTGTTCAGTATCATTTATATTATTCTTCTTTAATACATTAATTACATTCTTAATAGATGAATCCTTTCTAAACTGATCCATTTTAATAGTCTTACCAGTCTTCTCAGCTAATTTACCAAGGCCTAGAGTTATGGCTAAGGCTGGTGCAACTCTTGACGTGATGGACATGGAGTTAAGCATGATATCAACTGGCTTCCCATTAGGTAGTAGTGGAGCTTGTGAGTCTGATACAATCTTCGTTACACCCTTAGCTCCAAAGTAATTAGAAATCTTATCACCAGGTAATAGACTTCTTACCGTCTTGATATGTACTGTAATAAGTGGGCCATGTTTGGTTACATCCACTACTTCTCCATCATGTTCGTAGTCCCAGGCTTCTGAATTATCTTTGAATGCATGTTTTAATACTTTACTCAGCTTACCTAATGCCAAATCTGTACTCTTTAATGCTCTGGGTGAGTAAGCCAGGATTACCGGGTCTCCAGCTTTCAATCTAGACCCTACTATAACCACTCCATCTGAATCTATATTTTTAATTTGATTATTCGTATATTTATTAGGAAATAGTGCTACAAATTTATCCTTGCCTGCCTCTACTCCAAATTTCTCTTCAATACTAAAATTGATCATTTGTTCTGCTGCCAACTTTTTAGCACCACTTTCAGTCACTGCAAAAGCATCCTCAAAGTTGTCTGAGCGGTACGGGATTATAGCAGTAGTAAGGTTAGTTCCCATCGCCATATTACCTTCTTTATCATTATAATTACTGTAAGCTATTACTTCATTAGTTTTAACTTTATCACCAACCTTCACTTTAGGGGTATGAGTAATAAAGCTTTTCCTGCCTAAATGAAAGTTATTATATAGTTGATAGGTAGACTTGGTTTTATCTGTATTATCTACTTTAATATGATTTTCAGTAACTTCAGTAACAGTACCAGGTTTAGTTGCAGTTACAGATAAATAATGTTTACCATATAGTTCTTGAGTACTTTCTTTGTTAGTGTCATCTGAACTTTCTACTAACGGACGTTCAGGATTTACTAAAGGTATAGCTTGGAGAGAAGCCTTGGCTCCTAGTAACACACGCCCGCCGGAAACTGAATTTAGCCCAGTAATCATGTTAGTAGGTAAAGCAAATAAATCCCTACTCGAAGGCATGGATATATGATCTTCATTTAGTTTGTCCACCTTCTCAAAATTTCCCTTATTAAGTACAGTATAACTCATATTTTGATTATATACTCTTATTATTGATTTCCACAACCTCAAACTTTAGTCTTTAATTAACCTGGAATATACATTAAACTAGGTTAGATTTATGAAGAGTTGGATTATTATTGTATTTAGCTTGATTAGTATTAGTATTGAAGCACAACAATTAAATAAAGTCTATCTAAATCACTTATTAGACGCTATTTATCTAGCTGAGGGTGGGGCTAATACTAAATATCCTTATGGAGTGATTGGAGATTTTAAAAAGAGTCCAAGAATTATAGCTGCCAATACTATAAAACATAATTACAATAACTGGTTAAATAGTAGTTCTAAAACAGATTTCTTAAGATATCTACAACAACACTATTGTCCTATAAATGCTAAAAATGACCCTAATCATTTAAATGATAACTGGTATAAGAATGTATCTTTAATAATGAAACAGTATGAATAAGTTAGATGCATTTATTAATGGTTTTATCAAGGCTGCTGGCCCACTCCCTCCACCTCCTCCACCTCCTACACCTCCTACACCTCCAAAAATTCCGATGATTTCATTACCACACAATGCTTATACTGTTGGTGGTCTCCCTCCAAATATGCATAATTTTGTTAATAAAGGTGGTAATACCCTTAATATAAATGCTCACGGTGGTCCTGATAGTGCTATTAATGGAGAATATGCATTTCAAAGTGATTCTAATAATTCTAAAAACTTGCTTTATAACAATGAACCACTAACTTATACTCCTCAAACATTGGCTAAACTTATTGGTCCAGCTACTAACAATATCAATAATATTTATACTACTGCTTGTAATGGTGGGGATTGCTCCAATACTAATGTGAGTCCAAACGAAGTGCTTAAAGGGTTTGCTACTCCAGCTATGTACCGTAAATTATTCCCTAATCTTACTAACGTTGTTCAAATCCCTCCCAGGCATTATGGTCCATTAATTCCAAGTCAATTTAAGACTAATGAATACCCAGACGTAGTGAATATAATAAATAGAATTATTAAAGATAGGAATCCTAATGATCCAATAACTACAAGCTTGCCTCATCAATATAATCTACAAGGTGGTACTAATTGGGTGGATAAAGGGACTTACTATAATTACTGATATGACAGACCGACACAATGTATATGTAGTTGAATTGGATAAGGAGGTCTTAGCTAAAAAAAAGTTTTTAAAGTTGAATCCTAACTACAATCCAGAACTACCTCCACTTTATGTAGGAGAGACTGGTTTGAGTCCTGAAGCTAGATTCGAGAAACATAAAACTGGACTAAAAGCCAATATCTGGGTAAAGAATCATGGGCTTAGACTTAGGCCTGAACATTATAAAGATTTAAATCCCATGCCATTTCATAAAGCTGAAAGAACCGAGGAATGGTTGGCAAAGAAGTTAAGGGCTGAGGGTTATCCAGTAGTAGGTGGGAATCCTAGAACCGTACCTTTGAAGAAGGAGGCTGGTGAAGAAGCGTTACAACCTCAACAAGCTAGAGTAATTAAGAAGATTCAAGATAAGAATACTTCAGGGTTAGTGCTTTATCATGGGATGGGTAGTGGAAAAGGATTGGTTATAGGCTCAAAGATATTAACACCTACAGGGTGGATAAATATAGAAGATATAAAACAAAACACAGAAGTGATTTCTGTTAATGGTGTGAAAGCTAATGTGACTGGAGTCTATCCTCAAGGGTATAAAGATGTGTATAAAATTACTTTTAGGGATGGTGCTACTATAGAATGTGATGATTCTCATTTATGGTTCACTCAATCTAGATGTGAACGTAAAAATTACGTTAAAAGCAAGGATCAATTTAAATATAGGTGGGTAGGTAAAGTCAGGAGTACAAGCGAAATTAAAGATACAGTATTATCTAATGATAATAGTTTAAATTATACTATTCCTATTGTGAAACCTATTCATTTTAAATATAGAAAACTTCCACTAGACCCGTATTTTGTTGGTTTGATTTTAGGAGATGGTAGTATTTGTGGAGGTGGCTGTGCGATAACAACAGCAGATGACGAAATTCTGCAATCAATTAAGTCTTTATTTCCAAATTTTACTCTTAAAAAATATTCTAAATATACTTATGGATTAGGTAAACCAAAAGGATATAACAGTTACATTGTTCAAGCATTTAAAGAATTAAAATTACAAGGTATGAATTGTTTTACAAAATTTATACCTGATATTTATATGTTTAACACAGTGAAATCTCGCATAGCATTATTACAAGGGTTAATGGATACTGATGGTACTGTAAGTAAAGATGGTATGGCTATAGTTTATGAGTCCGTCTCAAAACAGTTAGCAGATGGTGTGCAATTCCTTGTTGAATCACTAGGAGGTTTAGCAAAGATAACAACTAGAATTCCAACATATTCATATAAAGGAGAAAAAAAGAAAGGAGCTTTATGTTATAGGGTTTGGTTAAGTTTACCACCAAATATCAATCCATTTAGATTACACAGAAAAGCAATTCAAGTAATTCCTAAGACTAAATATAAACCAACTAGATATATAAAAAGTATAGAATATGTTGGAAAAAAAGAGACAATCTGTATTGCAATCGATGACCCTTCTCATCTATATATTACTGAACATTGTATAGTTACGCACAATACACGCGAAAGTATTGAATCCTGGAAAGCATTAGGATTACCTAAGACTGATATCATTGTTCCAGCTTCATTAAAATCCAACTATCGTAAAGAGTTGCAGAGATGGTATGGCAATTCTAATCCTTCTAATATCAACTTAATTAGTCAACAAAGATTTGCTAATTCTAAGTTAAATACTCCAATATACAATACTGGTTTGCAGATAGTAGATGAAGCTCAAAAAGCTAAAAATAGTAATAGTGAATTATATCAAGCATTGGTTAAAACGAATCCAGCCAAGCGCCTTCTCCTTTCAGGAACTCCAATTCTAAATGATCCTACTGAATTAAGTAATCTTGTTAACTTAGTAGCAAAGAAACAAGTATTACCTAATAATTTATCTGAGTTTAAAAAACAATATTTTAAACAGGAAGAAGTTAAACCTGGATTTTTTGGTAGATTAATGGGAGTTTCTCCAGGCATTCAATATAAGCTACAGAATAAAGCTCAACTATCTAAGATTCTGGATAAGTATGTTGACTACTATAAACCTACTCAAGAAGGATATCCTACTGTGACGGAGCAAGAAGTTAATGTTCCTATGGGTGCTAAACAACAAGAGATATATGATACAATACTCGGAAAGACACCATTTTGGACACGTTATCGAATTAAACATAATTTACCTCCTGGACGTGGTGAATTAGAAGGTATGCGAGCATTTTTAAGTGGACCTAGACAAGTAAGCAATTCAACTGCTGGATTTACTAAAAATTTAAGAGACGTGGAATCCCCTAAAATAGATGCAGCTTTTAAGTTTTTACAAATACAATTAAAACAAGATCCAAACTATAAAGCTCTAGTATATAGTAATTATCTTAATAATGGTCTTAGACCTTATGAATCATTATTAAGAAAGAATAATATACCATTTGGAGAGTTTAGTGGAGCTGTAACACCTACTATAAGAGACCAGGCAGTTAAAGATTATAATGCTAATAAATTAAGAGCATTATTAGTATCAGGAGCTGGGGCTGAAGGATTGGATTTGAAGGCTACAAATTTGACACAACTTTTGGAACCTTTTTGGAACCTTCCTAAAGAGAGACAAGTTATCGGAAGATCAGTACGTTTCCATAGTCATGATAGTTTGCCTCCAGAAAAGAGAAAGGTTTTAGTGCAACGTTATTTTGCCACACCAAAACCTAGTTTATTGGATAAACTTACATTCAATCCCAAACCTACTGGTACAGATTCATATATTAGAAATTCAATCAGTAAACCAAAAGATAATCTTAATCAAGAAATAACTAATTTAATAGCCAAGAATCAAGAACCTAAATCTTGGCTTAACTACAATTAAGCTTTCTCTTCCTTTTCCTGCTCCTTAGCTAATTGCAGTATTTTCCGCATCAAGTCTGGGGTGAATCTTAGCGGCTGATCTCCGAAATCAAATACATTGCATAGTTCATCCATTACCGAACTAGCGATTGTATTTATAACTACCTCAGGTTTGCTAAAGTTATTCACATCTTTAAGTAATGCCTCAACTCCAGAAGTAACTCCACTAACCACTGAATTTTCTGTAACGATATAAGAATTAATATTTATCATAACTGTAAATATAGCTTAATATTTTCTTATGTCAATTACTGATAGCTAAAAAAAGGGATTTGCAGTCTCCCCTCTCATTACAACAAGTCTTTATAAGCCTGTACTGCCAAACTATCTGCTTCTTCATTTAGAGGATTTCCGGCATGGCCCTTAGTCCATTCCCAGGTAATCTTTAATTTATCCATAAAACAATCCATAGTTTCCCACAGTACTTTATTTTTTACTGGTTTTTTATCTTTTGTCCTCCAACCATTTCTCTTCCAATTAGTTATCCATAGACTAGCTCCCAATACTACATACTCACTATCAGCAATTACTTTAACTATAGTACCTAGTTCGGGATTGTCTAGTATGTATGATAATCCTAAAATAGCACCATAAATTTCCATCTGGTTATTAGTAACATCAGGGTAAGCCGCAGTTAATCTTTTTATTACTATATCGTCATTACATATAATGGCGCTACACCCACCAACCTTATCTTTTGAACTTGCTCCACCATCTGTATAAATTATTAAAGCCATATTGTTGTTATTGTAAAAATTGTTATTGTTTGGTATTATATCATTATGCATTTAAATGAACACTTTATTAATGGTTTTATTAAGGCTGCTCTAACTAATCCAGGCAATATTAGTCAACCTAAGCCAGCTCCTAAACCCAGCTCTCCACCTATTCAATCAGCTCCTTCACCTAACCCAGCTCCACCTCCTCCTTTAGCCAACACTCCTCCACCTCAAGTTCTACCTACTCAACCACCTACTAATCTAAATCATGGTATTATGCCACAATATGATGGTTGGAAATTGAGGGGATATGCTAAATCTAATAATGGTGGAACTTATGATTACCAAGATACTGCTGGTAAGTATCATTTAATGAATCATGAATTAGGTGAAGGTGCTCAAAGTTTGGAGGATTTTAACAACGATAATAGTATATCTAATGAAAAACCAATTGCTAGACAAGCTATTACTCCAGAAGTAGAGAACCAAGCTTTGCGTTCAGCTTATAGTAATTTAGGGAAACCAGATCTGGATTTGAATAGATCTGCTAACGATATATTAGGTGATCCATATACTAGTGTTGGTCTTCCTAGAGTAGATAGCGTTACTAGAGGTGGTAGTCCTGAACCTGATCCTAATGAGTTATATCAAAGACTGCAACACAATATGACGAATAATAACGGTCTATTCGATCAATTACAAAGTGCTGCTAATGGTCTGCCTGGTAGATTGTGGAATAGTGATCCTGGAATTCATGAACAAGGTATGGGTCAACTATTGCAGATGGTTAAACATCTAGCCACTACTAATCCACCTTTAGCTCAAGAATTGTATCAGAAGTACTTTGGGCAAAATTGATAGTTAAAAAAGAGGTTGAGTTTGCACTCTCAACCTGTTGTTTTAACTTATACTCCTAATACTTTAAAGGTACTAGTAAGGTCAGCTTGGAGACGCTTCTTTTCTGAGGCCCTACAGAACCAACCAACGCCTCTGCTTGTTGGTAAAAAGTTGTATTTAAACAACATTTTCTTATCTGCCGCTGCCTCATTAAATTCCTGCTCAGAACAAGGAACATAACCATCGCCGGTTTCATCAGGTTTTGAAAACACCCATATATCATAGGTTTCCTGTGTATCAGGATGATTAGTATTTGCAGCATCAGAAGCCCCAAAAGGAGCTTTGGTTATTTCAAATGGTCCTTTTGTTGGCAAGCCTGGTGCCAAAATCCATATCTCACCGGATCCATCGCTTGCCGGCAGTTGAGGCCAACAACGCTCACAAGAAGCCACTATTACGGTGCAGCCCCTTCCCTCAAATATTTCTTTTATTTCCTGCCTCGTTCTCATATTTTTTGTCTTTCATCCTTTTGCTTAGTTTGTTATGCTGGGATTGTATTGTTAAAAAAGAGGGATGATTAATCCCTCATGAAATACTAAATCCGCCCTACAAACACCCACTGCTTGTGTTCGAAAGTAGGTTTCCCACCTTCCACCGTCCGTTGCACATTCCATGCAGAGTAGCATGGAATTGCCGTCCCACCTCCAGTTACATATCTTGCAGTTTCATTAACCAAATGGGACTGCACCGGTGCTGCAAAGACACCAAACACCGCCGAGAATATATTCTCGGAGGGAGGACAGTCAGGAGGACAGTCAGGAAGCTCCGCGTACTGCAAGTACGCCACCACCCCCAATAAATCGTCATCAGTCTGGATTGACATGGAGGCATACTTTGTTGCCTCCTCCAATATCACCAGTTCGAACCCCATCCCCACCGCCTCAGCGGTTTGGACAGGGGTTGGGGTATGCCGTGAAAACCACAATGCTTTTTTCATATTTATTAATTGTTGATTGTTCTTATAACAAAGGCTAATATCCTTGTTCATTATGTTATACCACAATTACTTGAAATCATGGTAGAGGGGTGGGGTAGGTAAGTGAATTTCATTTCATCTTAATGAGAAGCCCAGTCCTGGCGAATTCTGTCAACTCTTTGTCAGTAAATTGGGCTAACACTGATTGTCTTGGTTCAACAATCAAGTTACCAGTCATGTCCCAGATGTAACTGTCTCTTATTAATACTGAATCTATAGTTAGACATATACTAACCAAGGAATCATCTACCCATAACGTCCGTGAATACCCACCATGGTTAACTCCATTAGTGAGTACGTTCGCGTTATACACTATACCGTCAACTAGCTGAAAAGCTAGGTCCTTAGGTTTAGTTCTGAATATTTTGACTCCGGCCTGCTCGACCCCCGGCAAACCGTTGCAAGTCGAGCTCCTGTCCGCTCGTAATGATTACCAGCACGTCCTGAATAAGTTTTCGGTCCCCGAAACCAACATAATGTATAGCATGGATTGCTTTATTCATATCTTAATTCCTTTTTATTATAGTTAGTAGCATGCACTCTACTAACTTTTATTGATTATTTAAAGCTCAGTGAAAACCCGGTATCCAGCATCTTTCAAAGGCTGGACTAATAGTTGACCTACTTTTTTATCACCAATGCCTGGCAACTTTTTCATCGCCTTGACATTAACCACTACCGAGACAACCGCTTCTTCATTTTCAGGATTGTCCAAGTCATTATGCCACAGGACTTTGGTGAACTGCAAATTTTTCCCTGCAATCTTGTTAATTTCAAGAATGCAGGTTTGGACTAACTCAAAGTCTACTTCCATATTTTTCCTTTCTTGTTTAAGGTTGACTAGCAAGATAATTATCTACAAACAGTTTTGCGCGTTCGATTGTAACTGGAACACTACAACCATTATCGGTAACCTCATATTTAAGTTCACCAGACTCCAGGGCTATCATAACTTCTATCAGAAATTTTGCCAGTTCTAATTTTTGGTCTTTGTAAAGACGGAGACGGAGAGGAAGAGGATCACCAGCTTTCCGTCTAGTAGTAGGCAATTCAATAACATACTCAGTAGTAATAGGCAACTCTTGGTTTATTGACAATTCCTTTTTTTGCCTTGCAAGTTCTTCCTGTGCCTCTTCAACAGAGAGGGTTATTACTGTTTTGTATTTCATAGTGGTTCTTGAAATGAGCAGGAAATTACAAGACACCAGAGCAAGTACCTTTTGAATTTGGACTTGCCCCGGAAATCTTGGAGGGAAAATCCTGCTGCCCTCATAGTTTTAATTGTAGTGTTCATGATTGTAATAGCGTTGTTTCTCCAAGAGTCAATATTGTATCATCATTCATAAAGACTAGTTCTTCTGATGATTTAATGAAGCCTAATACTATCAAGGCTTGGATTGCTTGGAACAAATTACCAGAGTGACTAATATCTTTTGAACGCACCCCGTTGTTGAGAGCAGAATTTATCAAGTCTCTCACTGTGATTTGGGTAGGAGAGGTTTTAACAACTCCTACCAGCCAGTTAATTGTTTCTTGAGTAGTTTTCATATTATTCTTTTTCCAACCATAGAACTGTACCTCGTTCAAATAAAGGTACCATTCCTTCAACTAGTTGAGGAGTAGAACCACCTCCTAAACAAGAAGTATGGACTGCCGGATCGAACTCGGCTTCCCATCCATCCTTCGATACATCAACAAAAACACTGTTAGCTGGATGGCGTTTCATTACATATTCTTGATTAGCCGGATTATCCAAGAATGCTCCATTAACTACGAATCGTTGGCATTCACAACAAACTGCATTTGCAAAATTTTTCATATTTTATCATTTTATTAAAGAGGGTGGACTCATTTAGAATCCACCCTCCTAGTTTAATTGTAGTTATTGATCTTGATAGACCAAGATCCCTTCTAGAGTATCAACCACTCCAGATTTAGAACTGCTACCACGACCAAACAGGTAGCCCACTATGCCTGGCCTATAATGCCCATGGTGGCTGGTACATATATGTGCACCTACTAGCAGCACTTGATGGCGGTATGTACCACCGACATCCCATCGGATAAACTCTGTTTTCAGTTTGCGAACTTCTGTGAAGTCCTGATTATTAGCCCATAGATATAGGGCCACCTCTTTTGCTAGGCCTATCCAATGACCTAGCCTTGCTATTTCGAGGTAACAAAGGTGCTTGGCTGTTTCATCAGCCATATACTGCTTTAAAGCAGCAATATATCCGGCTCGGTACGATTCCGATGTGTCCCTGAATTCGGCATTAATGCCGGTAGATATGAACTTTCTACCATCCCACCGGCTGAATGGGGTGTAAACCAACTCGTCCGGATAGTTTTCCGGAATTTCTTTTATCCAATAAGATTGGCATTCCGCCGTCCCTGCCAGATACCCATGTTCCCAGTCTTGCTGGGATTTAGTCATGGATTCTGCCCATTTTTGGGCAACCTCTTTTATTCCATTTTCCTTTGCAGCCATCAAAGCTGCAATTAATCTTCTATGTTTTTTCATATTTTATCATTTTATTAAAGAGGGTGGACTCATTTAGAATCCACCACTCCTAGTTTAAATTTGAGACCAGTGAACGGGCTGAGACTCTACCGGAACATTAACATAAGCTGGTAGATCGCCAGCAGTTGCCGTCATATCATCAGAGTAGTGCTTCTCGATATGCACACCACCCTGGTAATGCCCTACTACGATCACAGTGAAGTGACCGTTGATCGTCTTGCCACAAAAAGTAATGCTTTCCAACTTCAGAATCTTGTGAGGATTAGCACTACTATTCTGCTGCCCTAAGTTCACTGCAATATCAGTATGCAGTGGAATTTTCCCCGGATCTGTCCGCCTCTTAAAGAGACGGTTCGCCCTATTATAGTTATCTAATGATGCCATATCAATATTGTTTTTTGGTTATTACTAGATACGGAATGTACCCAGCTTTCGTTGGTTGGTCTAGTTTGAGAGCTTTGACTAGCTCTATTTTAACTACATGACCGTGCTGCACTAATGCAACCGGTCTATTGAATCCTTGTAGTTGCTCCAAACTATCATCTAGCTGGAACAGGTGATATGTGAATACAAAGCCTGGAAACCGAAGTCTCAAGGCTCCTAACGGGTTAAGTCCGAAGGCATAGCACATCGGAACGAATTCCTGAATTAACTCCTGGTAATCAGGATGATGTAATAGTAGGGTATGATCTCCATGTACCCCTATATTTTCCAATTCAGTGAAGAGGGTTTTTAAAACCTCTCCTACTAGTCGGTTAGTTTTTGTTTTCATTTAGATTAACTACAGCTTCTTATGGGAGCTAGTCCAGGTTGTGTTATTATAGTCAACCAACTATATTATTTTACCCTTCCCGAACAAACCTGATCTTATCTGCACATGGCCCCTTCTTATTAGTGGAATATACGAAAGAGACGGTATCTCCTTCATATAGTTTCCCGCTATCGATGGGAAATGTTACATCTTCCCAGTTAGTGACGTGCCAGTATAGCCGTTGTGCCCCAGGGATATTGGGAAGAATAAATCCATACCCATTAGTGAAGATGGAGATGACAGTACCCTCCACCCTTTCATTAGATGAGGTCAGTTCCTTCAACCCAATGTACCGAATCTGCCCACCAACTGAAGAAACGGTTTTCATCTCGAACTCAGGTAACATTTCAATGATTTCGGAGAGCGATGTAACTCCGAACTCAGTGTAGTCTATCTCTGGGTTGAGCTTTTTCAAAGTCTCCCCTACAGATGCTAAGTTCGCACTCGGCCCACCCAACTGCCTTATCGTAGCTAAATAGGCAGCCTTGATTTGCTGCTTCACTACATCTGATATTGGTGGGAATGCCTCCGGCTTGATCTCCTTCACTACCAAAGTAGCAATGGAGTTGGTTTCGCCACTAACCGGATCACGCTTTACCACATTAAGCTGAATTTTCCCAGCCTGCAGTTTCCGGAGCATGAATCCGGCATACTTCCCACCCGCCAATGTAATGTCAATAACCAGATCGATTACCTCCTGTTCGACCTTGACCGACTTCATCTCTGGTTGAATATTAGTGAGTTTAGTGAGTTTAACAACTTCCTCAACCTCAAGTTCTGTTAAGGAGCAGGAGGTTGAGTTGAGCCGAGGGACATACTTGAGAATCTCCTTACTAGAGATTCCCAACTTCTTAGCTAATTCGTGAACGCGCATATGTTTTTAGTTTGAAGGAGGAACAAGGAATTTATCTTGTCCCTATTATTGATTGTGAGTTTTACAGGAGTTCTAACAACCCCCTCCTGCCTTATCTTTATTGCTGGAACAAAAGCCAGCAATTGAATTTTTGCGATTTTGATTTTCATTAAGTTAACAAACTCTGTTCAATATATTATACCTGATTATGGTAAATATAGATGGTGGGGGGAGGGGTCGTTATTCATATGTATCGTGTAATATAGTACCCGACCCCTCCCCTCCTAATTATTTTGCCTAAATAAAGGTATAATAGTCTGATAGAGCGTCTTTAAATATTTAGAGATGTTCTCAGTAAACCGCAACAAACGTTACTACAAAACATTATGAAGATCACTGTTATCTGTTTATCCGTGGCCTGTGTCGTTTTACTGGGCTGGGCCATTGTCAAGACCACCCCCTCTGGGAGCAGAGCCCCGGCCCCTACTGCCCAGAAGTAAGTACAAGTTTCAACCCTGGCGCGCCCAGCAGTAAGCCAACGGTTGCGGTAGGAGGGGGCTGGAGAAGAGTAGTCTTCAGCCCCTATCCTTCCAGTTACATTCAGTAGTAAGTAAACTACCTAGATACTCATAGGTAGTTTACTTACTATTTTGTCATCTAATTTTTTTTGCTAGCGAACAACAAACAACATGAACATTTCTTTACTACGAGCACAATATGATAACGCAGGGTCAAGGTCATGGTCAGGGACAAGGTCAGGGTCAAGGTCAGGGTCAGAGTCAGTGTCAAGGTCAAGGGCAGGGTCAGGGTCAAGGTCAGGGTCATGGTCAGTGTCAAGGTCAGGGTCAAGGTCATGGTCAAGGTCAGGGTCAAGGTCATGGTCAGAGTCAAGGTCAAGGTCAAGGTCAAGGTCAGGGTCAAGGTCAAGGTCAAGGTCAGGGTCAAGGTCAGGGACATGGTAAAAATAATAAAGTTCTGATCAACTCTACCAACGAACAACAAACAACAAACAACAAACAACAAACAACAACAAAAATATGATTAACATTAATGAACTAACTATTGGGGAAGTCAAGGAACTGGCAAAAATTGCTCAGTCGTTAAACCTCTGTTCCAAACCTGCTCCTGAAAATAACTCCCATCCGTACCAAGTCGGTGATAAATATTTCGTACGGACCGTTACCCATCACTATACCGGCCAGTTAGAGCAGGTATCGGAACATGAGTTGGTCCTCTCCCAGGCCGCATGGGTTGCAGATGATGGTAAGTTTTCAGCAGCGGTCAGTTCTGGTAATTTCAATGAAGTTGAGATGTACCCGGCTTGCCAGAAAGTGATTATTGGTAGGGCTGCGATTTTGGATGCAGTAATGATTCCGGTGTTACCTACCCAGACCAAGTAAGTGAAGTTAATAGGAGGGGTTGGAGAAGAATAGTCTTCAGCCTCTCCTAATTATATTTAGTAAGCAGTTTACTTACTATTTTGTCATCTAATTTTTTTGCCAGCTAACAATAACAAACAACATGAACATTTCTTTACTACGAGCACAATATGATAACGCAGGGTCAAGGTCATGGTCAGGGACAAGGTCAAGGTTAGGGTCAGGGTCAGGGTCAGGGTCAGGGTCAGGGTCAAGGTTAGGGTCAGGGTCAGGGTCAGGGTCAGGGTCAGGGTCAGGGTCAAGGTCATGGTCAAGGTCAGGGTCAGAGTCAGTGTCAAGGTCAAGGTCAGGGTCAAGGTCAAGGTCATGGTCAGGGTCAAGGTCATGGTCAGGGACAAGGTCATGGTCAGGGTCAGGGTCAGGGTCATCGTCATCGTCATGGTCAGGGTCAGGGTCAGGGTCAAGGGCAGGGTCATCGTAATGGTCAGGGTCAAGGGCAGGTGCTATTAAGTAAGCAATTTGAATTGGTAGAATAGTTCAACTCTGGCTATTCTACCAATTCCTTAAAAATAAATAATTTAACTTATTTTTAACTATAAGTAACTGTTTTACCTTATATACCACATTTACCCTCCTATCCACCTCCCTCCACCCCTCTCTGCATCCCCTAACCCTCACCTTTACCCTATAAACATTACTCATTATATCAAACTGTAGTATTATTTTATCTATATGAAACATACAACTCGAATTACAATAAACCACCACTCCCTACCTCCAGAATACAAACTAACCCTGATAAATAAACTAACCCTCCTATACCCCCTCTCTTCAACTACTCACTATTATTTAATCGTTCTTATACATGCCTTAACTAGCGCTACCACTAATATTACCTATTATGAGATTGGTAGATTCTTTTATAAACTATTTAAATGTATTAAGAATAATAAAGTTGAAGATAGAGTATATATTAATGCTAACCAATACTTAACCGAAACTGACATGCAAATCCTCTCCAACCTGATTGAATTCCATGACCTTACTACCGAACAAAATCAAGCTAATATCCAAAACTGATAGACTAGACCTTATTTATAGTTTAACTAATATATTCTTTGATACCATTCTAGTTAATACTGGTAGAAGTAATAAAGATAAAGTATCACTATTAACCGTAGTACATGCATTATCTTTTCCTAGCTCAGACTGGTATCCGATAACAGGATATTATAAAAAGCTCCTAACTTACATTAAAGAAGATGAACTAGAGGCTGATCCTAATATCAATATATATTTTACTAAGAAACATATAAAACTACTGAAATCAATTATATGAATAACAATCCTATCTTTAATGAACCATTTATCCTCAATTTAAGTAGTGAGGCCAAACTACTACTAATTAAAGCCTTATGTAAACTAGCTATAAGTAATTTCAGCCATACTATATTAATTGATTCTTTTATAGTTATTAATAGTATAGTAAATAACCTGGAACGGGATACTGTTAATCTAGGTGATTACTGGCGAACTCTACCTACTAGTAAAAGAACTAAGTGGGTAAGAATACTAGTATATATAAAGAATAGTCAGAACTTGGCCGAGACGCTTACATATCAACGAGGAAGCAGAGTTATTAATCTGCTAACTGAACATGAATACGAACTACTTAAACAACTGATATTATGAAAGATAAGATTAAGAAAGTATTGATTGAACGCAGTATTATGGAGCTACCTCTTAGTTTAAGTGGTGGATATGCTAATGGTTATGTAGGTATGCCTCCTGAACATCCTTGGTTCGGTAAGTATTATACTAATCTTGACGTTTCCATTCACGGTGGGCTTACTTATTCCAACCCGTATTTACCTAATAATATATATGATACAACATTGTGGTGGATAGGATTTGATACTAGTCACTACGGCGATACTATAATTACCTGTAATAGAACTTACTGTGAAAATGAATTGAAATCCTTATATAATCAAGTAGTGGCTGCAATTCCTGGCATATACTGTATTTACGTTGATACTATCTGTCCTAAATTATGAGATTATTCATACCTTTAATCCTGGTAGTCTCCCTGCTCAGCTATTGGTTCTGGTCCACCTATATCAGAAGTGAAAGTAAAAGACGTAGGGATATTAATTCTGACATTGAAAATAAACGCTTTGATGACTTATGAAACTAACAAAAAGAGCTGATAGATGGTATGACGAAAACGATAATAGTTGGTCTACAGAAGAATCAGCTACTACATATTCACCTACCTTAACTAATTGTTATAATTGTAGAGATTGTAATGCTTGTAGTGGTTGTAGTGGTTGTAATGGTTGTAGAGATTGTTATAATTGTAGTAATTGTATTGATTGTAGAGATTGTATTGATTGTAGTTATTGTGATGATTGTAGTGATTGTATTGCGTGTATTAATTGTATTACTTGTAGTGAGTGTAGTAGTTGCAGTAATTGTACTAATTTAATAGATTGTGAACCATCGCCCAGACCTAAAATAATTCAAAATGATACTAGACCAGAACTGAATATTAATGATAGAAGGCTAGAACTTGAACTATAAAATATGACCTCTTATTTCTTCTAATAAGGCTCTCTTAGGTCATTCTTTTAGAAGGAAATATCTCATGTGTTTCCTTTTTTTAGCTAATAGTAATTGACAATAATCCGTATACCTCTAAACTCTTTATTTATCTAAATGTATTCACGTAGTCAGATCATCTCTAAATTAGTCTATAGTATTGACCAACTATCAGCTCAGAACTTGGTTGGAGATATACTGGTTACGGCTAAAAGGTCTGATCAGTATGACGGTGAATTTCCTAACAAGTTAAATAAGCTGAATGCCTGCTTAAAGAAGTTGTTTAGTAAAGGAGTCTCTATCGTAACCAGGTCTGATTCTGGTAAACTACATGCTCATATAGGTGTGGAGATGCCTGGTCCTGTCACTAACTTTGACTGGGTAGCTTTTGAACAGAGTGAAAGATACTACAATCTATATAAGCATTTTAAAGATAAGGATAGCTTGAAATTCTACAACTATTATACCAAGAAGTATAGAAATAGCCTCCCTACTACCTGGCAAGTTATTAATAGTAAACTAATGAGTATAGGTAAAAAGCTGGGTTTAGGTCGAATATTCCTAACCCCTATTAGAAAGAATCTAACTGCATATAAATGGTATTTAGTATCTAATGTTCCTTATAAAAGAGAAAAGAGAGATAAATACATTAGATTCTTCTTTAGTTGGGGTATGGCGGTAGTAGATAAATGTCAGATATTAAATAAGTATACTAAAGCATACCGTAATAAGCTCAAGTCATTTGCTGAAGGCTTGCAATTAACTAGTGAATCCTATAATATGGTTTTAAGAGATGTACTAGGTAATTCCTGGCATTATCGTGTTAATGAATTGATCAAACATATAGATTCTTTAGACTCTTTAGAATTAATCAAATATAATGAATTAAAGTCAACTGTAGCCCTGCATTTACTTCGTTCTCAATGAATAAAACATCCTTCTATAAAGGTTTACTAGCTGAGTTAACCAAACTAACCAAACTATCTGAACTAGCTAAAGAACCATCTAAAAAACATTGGTATCAGAATCCTTATGTATTAGGAGGATTAGGTATTGGTGCTGGCGCTCTAGGTACTTATGGATTGAATAGATATTTTGATAATCCTGCAACAAGCCCAACCCAATCAATTACTACCTCTACTCCTACCACTCCTACCACTCCTGCCCCTACCTCATTTAACTCTTTGAATAATGGAATAGCTACTGGAGTTGGAGCAGGTTTAGGTGGTTTGGCTGTAAAGAAATGGGGCCTTAATGGAGTATCTGGTGGAGTTGATGCTCTTAGTGGAATTAATAATATATATGATAGTGTTTCAAATCCTGATAACTTAAGTCCTGGTTTAAGAGCAGTTCAAGGTGTAGGTGGTGCATCTCAAGCAGTATTAGGTGGTTTAGGTTTGGCTGGTAAATCTGTTCCTATGGGTGGATTTGGTAGTCTAGGTAGATCAGTATCTATGAGACCAATAACCAACCTTGCCTCCAAACTACTACCATCAGCTCTTAGAAGTACTGCCCCAGCTATACAAAGCTTCTTACCAGGTTTTGCTGCACCTCGAGCCATGACTGCTGCTGCTGGTAGTGTAGCTGCTGTACCGTTATCTGGTGGGGCTGCAGTTCAAGCTTTATTAAATGAAGGAGGAGATAAAGCTCAACAACATTCAGATTTGCTAGGTAGTGTAGCAGATAGTCTAGTAGGTACTAAGAATAACCCTGGTATAAGACAGGAACTAAGGTCTGGCGATCCGGCCTTAATCAATGATGCTAAACAAAGATTAAATAGTTTCTTTAGTTCTGGATCAAATAATCTAGTGACAAGTCCTGGTACATTAGCTAATATAGGTTATAACCCTACTCCTTGGTCTAATAAAGGAAATACTGAGAATTTTCAGACTATTGCACATTTACTAGAACAAGTACGTAGAGAGGCAGAGTTAACCAAATAATTATGAGTAACTTATATAATGAATTTGTAAGCGGTTTCTTAAAGCTGGCTGAAGAAGAGAAGTGTGACGTAGATTTCCTCAAAGGCTATATTAAGCAAGCTGATGAAATAGTAGATATTTGGACGCAAGCCTTTGACGTACTAGCTAAAGAATCTGGTGACCCTCAATACAAGGTTAAGCTAGCTAATGAGATTATTAGATTTACTCAACTACTACCTCAAATACATAAACAAGCAGATTTACAAGATACTGAGAAAGGTTATGAAAACTTCCTAGGCGGACTTAATAATGGAGGATTAAGCCAGGGTCAAAATTGGCTGGAGCATCAATCCTGGATGCCTCAATTTATACAGCAAGCATTACATAACAATCCAAACCTATTATCTAGTCTACTCTCTGGTAGTATGGGTGGTGGTTTAGGAGGACTATTAATTGGTGCATTGCTAGGTCATCCAATGTCTGGTCTGATGCTGGGTGGTTTAGGTGGTGCAGCTTCAGGAGCATTCTTAGGTAATCAAGGTATTAGAGATATGTTTAATTCTGGAGATGGAGTTCCCAAACCTACTCCTCCTCCTCAAGAACTTCCAGACAGGGCTCCTAGTAGTCTGAATCATGGTCCTGACGATCTACCTACTAGTGCTCCTAGTAATCAGAGTCATGGTGTTATAGAACCAACTCCTACCTCAGCTCCTACTAATAGTATTCCTAATGTTAAACCTATTAGTCCTGTTAATAATGCAACAAATACAGTACCACATAAATAATCATATGTTTCTATATCTTACACAAATCCTTAAAGAAGCTAATGAGTTTGGTTTCGCTAATCAACCAAATACAAGTTTTAGTAATACAAATCCAGCTCCACAATCAGCTTCATTACCTCCTCCTAATCCTGCCCCACGACCTAGTCCTGTTCCTAGTATTGGCGGTATGACACCTAATATACAGACAAACAGCCCAGGGTTTACCAGAACTATATGAAACTAGATATTAATGATTTTAGTGAAGGTGTTAAAGATATCCTGGCACTATATAAACAAGGTAACAATATCTTTGAAATGAAGAGTGGTGATTTATTCCCTCACAACACTTCTCAATCTACCTGGCAGTTCGCCAAGGATAATGGTAATATACATTTCTCTGATGGTACTCATACTTATAGTTTTAAAGGTGATCTAAGTGAGTATGATACAGAATTGGAGAAGATGCCAGAAGCACCACTACCTAATGTATTTTCCAATGCTAAGATTAAGGGTAGGGCTCAGGTACATAGATCAGATCCAGGTAGTATATATTTTACTTTGCAAGAAGGACGAAATAATCCAACCTATACTTTAAAACATCAGGGAGATAGTAAATGGAAAGCTATTCCTAAACCTAGAAAAGTCAAAGCCCAACTAAAAGAAACAGTTACTCCTCTTAATGTAAACTTGGAAAAAGTAAAAGAAGGTATGTTAAAAGAGTTGGAGGAATTCATTAAAGAAGGTGATGGACCAAGTTTTTTTGATAATGCCAATCATGTAATAGGTAGAGGAGTGCAAGGATTGGCTAATGGAATTACTAAACTTCCTCTATTACCTGGTAGAATTGGTGGAGAAGTACCAGTACAACAATCAGATAACGGTCCAATATCTACTGAGGGTGCAGGAACTATAGCCGGTAATGCCTTGCTAGCTAGTGGGATAGGTGCTGGTAGTGGTTTATTATATCATTTAGCTAAACGTAATCTGTTAAATACGACTCAAGAAAATGCTGAAGAAGATGCAGAAGGTGGAAAACTTGGTAAAAGAGTGATGTTACCAGCTCTAGGTATGGCTGGTTTAAATATAGCTGGTAGACAGATGCTACCTAACGCTATTAATGATCCTAAATTAAACATATTTCCTTAATTAAATGGATATTGATACTATAATGAATCTGGTTAATAATGATAATAACCTGAGTAGTGAGCAGAAACAGGAATTGAATCAAGCAGAGAATAAACAGAAACTTGAAAAGTTATTATCTAGTGTAGCTGGTTCCGCTATAGGATTGGTAGTTGCTAAATTTAATGATTTAAGCAAGACTACCCAAGTATTGTTAACACTATTAGGTTTTGGTCTGGGTAGTGTGATTTATGATTATTATCATCGTAGTAAGTTTGCTAATTACGATGACAAGACTAGAACTTATAAGATTGATACTGATAAATATTAATATATGAATAAAGCTGAATTGATAAAAGAAGCAATCTCTGCTGAATTAGCTAAAGAAGGTAAGACATTGTTAGACTTGGAGAGAGCCTTGAGTAAAGAGGCTGGTGGAGGTGGCTTGTTCTTTTCACCAGAATCGTTCACTAATGTAGGTAAAGGTCTATTAAATCTTTACGGAGCCTCAGCATTAGCGGTAGGTGCATTAGGAGGTACTGGTGCTTATATGGGGTTGCAGGCTAATGAGGATAGTACTAATCAACAATTAAAGAAAATCAGGGAAAAACAACAATACGAAGAAGCTACCAGATCTTTAATAGAACATATTAAAAACCCTTCAACTCTATAATTATGCCTAAGAAAAATATTGAGATTAAGAATCGTGAAGACTTCATGCTGCAAGGAACATTGAGTGAGGTACCTTGGGAACCAAAGTCTGAAGAACAGATTCAGAAAGATTTATTTAAAAGTAGTGACCCGGATAAGATACTTGATGCTTTTGAAACTCAACTAGGTATAAAATCAAATAATGTACCTATTCCTAATGAGATCTATAAGTGTATATTTTTAAAACCATGTAGTGATGATGAACATGCTCAATTATTACAAGATTTATATAATAACTCTAGAAGATATAGAGTTTTGAATCGGTCTGATAATTGGACCCATAAAGGAGATTTGGTAATGTTTGTTGAATATGTTGAAAACCTGGATGTTAAAGCAGAGTTGGAGAAAGAGAAGGAAAACAATATATGAATGAAATTTTAAAGAAAGCTTCAGGCTATACTCCCCCAGAATTGATGTTGTTATCTGCTTTGGGTGGCGGAAGTGTATTTGCCGGACTAAGGTTGCTCACAGATATGGGGAGTAAATTAAATCCACCTAAAGTAGAGCAAAATAAAATCAAGCTACAATTACCGGAAAATAATGGAATTGCTTCAGTAACTCCTGGGGAAGCTGGTCCATTACAAGGTTTCGGTAAATCAGCAGAACCAATGCAGCCTGATTGGTATGTTTCTCCTCTCTCAGCCTTAGTAGGTTTGCCTATAGGATTCTTAGGAACTAAAGCGCTTTATGACAAATATCAGGAGAATCAAGGAAATGCTCAGATAGCCGAAGCTAAAAAGAATTATACTAAGCAGTTAATGCTAGCTCAACAAATGAATAAAATGAGTGAAGAAACACCATTAGTAGATGCATTCTGTAAAGCTGCTGCAGAAGAATTGGATAAAGAAGCTGCTTCTTTACTTAGTTTGACAAAAGGTCTGATAAATAAAGTACCAGGTCTTAATGCTGTAAAAGGTTTCACTAATCAACATAAATGGGTTACCCCTATCGCAGGTTTAGGTGCATTAGGTGTGGCTGATAATTATGTAGAACCAACTACTAAATCTTTAACAGAAAATGCACCAAATGCTATGGGATTTGCTCCCTCAGCAGTACCTGGTATTGATAGTAGTACTATTATGAAGAATCTCCCTACTGATGATGCTAGCTTGTTAAGTGCTGAAGATAGTTTATCTAATAAAGCTTCTAAAGGTGGTAATGCATTTGTAAACAAGCTTACTGGTAATTATTGGGGACAGACTAAAGATACTTGGAAGGCATTAGCTGGTTTAGGTACAGCTGGTACATTCGGTATACTATTAAATAATCATCTAAAGAAAAAAGAGAAGGAAGAAAAAGCTCAATATCCTGTAGGTGTTGAATATGCAAAATAATGCTTTTTATAGAGGAGTACTTAGTGAGATAAATAAGTTTGCTCAAGTAACTCCTCCTACACCTCAAATAACACCTTCAGCTCCTAGTCCAGTTATCTCAGGTATTAAGGCACCTCTTCTCTCTCAAACTCAGCATACAATAAATGATTTTGAAAGTGTTTATCCTAAAGTAGAATCAGCTTTGCCTAATATAGAGAAATCTATTAGTAGTATACCAGATAATCAATTAGCTTCCACTACTCCTGAGCAATTTAAAAATACAGTCACTCCTTCATTTTCACAGATACTAGCACATCCTATAAATAGTGCTTCATTAGCTGATAATCAAGGTAAACTTAATGATGTATTTACTAGTTTTCAAAATTTACCTCCTGAACAGCAAGCAGTAGCAATAAATACTATAGGTACTTATCATCCAGATTTAGCCAAATTCTTAAGTAGTCAGATAGAGAGAGGAGCTAAATCCAGTTTTAGTAATGCTTCCTGGTCTGATTTAGGTAGTGCTGCTAAACAAGGCCTAACTGGAGATCATAAAACATTATCTAGTGTGATGATGCAAGATCCTAAAATAAAGTCTCTAGTCACTAATTCTATGTTAGGGAGGGCTGGAGAACTTAGTGGTCAGTGGTTAAAGAATAATTGGCAGACTCTGGCTAGTGTGATAGGTGGAACAGCTTTGATAGGTTTGGTGTATAGTATTATGAAAAATACCGCAGCCACAGCCCAAGCTACCCAACAAACTCAACAAAATAGTTTACAACCTAGGCTGAATGCTCCACAATCATTATAATTGTGAACAATCATATAGATCCATTATATAGTTTGCCTATTCCAAAGAATGTGCGTGGTTTTTTCGATCCAGAGAAGACTAGGGAATGGTTACATACTAAAGCCTTGGATTCTTTTCAGAAGAAGCTTAATACAATTGAAAGTCCAGCCTACAAACTAAAAGTAACAGACTTATCTTATAATGCTCCTGAACATTCTCCAACTTATAAAGAACAAAATAAGGCTATAATGGAGAAAAGAGATTTGTCCACTCCATTACGAGGTACTTTTCAGATGATAGATAAGAAAACTGGTAATGTATTAGATACCAAAACTACAACTATCGCTCATATCCCCTGGCTTACTGAAAGGAATACAGTAATCTTACATGGTGCGGAATACTCAGTTGCACATCAACAACGTTTACTACCAGGTGTCTATACTCGTACTAAGGAATCTGGAGAAGCTGAAGCCCACATCAATGTCTTACCTGGAACTGGAGTAGGTGGCAAAGTAATTTTTTACCCTGACCGTGCATTATTCGTTTATCAAGTTGGAACTACTCAAATTAAGCTATATGGATTACTTAAAGAAATGGGCGTATCTGATAGTGAGATGGAGAAAGTTTGGGGTTCTGAAATATTCAATAAAAATAAATCTCAATATACTGGACTAGAATTTGATAAATTGTATAATAAAGTCATAGGTAATGAAGAAGAATAACTACTCAAATATATGTCGAACGAAACACAATTAGAACAGCAATTGAATGCTGAATGGAGAAAAACTATTAAAGATAATCTTGAAGAACTCAGGACTGGTCAAAAACAATTAGCTAAGGATATTACTGATATTAAGCTAAGTTGTGCTCAAGCAGATGAAGTAAAAAGTCTGAGAGAAAAGGTCGAAAAACTTGAATTATCTAAAGCTAAAACTACTGGAGTATTGGTAGCCGTAAATGTGATATTAATTTTTGCGGGCTGGTGTATTCAGACTTTACTGCTTGTACATCATAGTTAAGCAGGCCTTCTTCTTTCATTTCTTGGTAAGTTGAATTGTAGATATTTCTCATACTTTCTAGTCAGTCCAATTCTGTCTTCTAGAAAGCCTTGATAAATATAGTTACCGAATTTATAACCACCACAAATGCTAGGTATAACTATTCTAGAACCCTTATGTCCAGTTTTTTTATTAATCTCCCTCCCTATTCTATAATGAATCTCCATAGGTAATACTAATTTCTCAAAAGCAGACCAATCTTGAGTGTAGGGACCACAAATACTATAAGAACAATGACCATCTCTGGATATACAAAAACAACCATCCCCATCACTGTAACCCCTCCACCAGTAATGAGTTAGGTTTTCAGGTATAATGCTTAATATTGTAGGAGCTTGATCTTTACTTCTATAATTGTAACTAATTAATTTAGTTGCTAATTCTACACTACCTTTTTGAAAACTCATTTGTAATTGCCCTGGTGGATTTGTTTTTTGTATATTTCTACGTATATTCCAATTCCAGGCTTTCATAAGTGTTGGTTCAATAATTACTGCATCAACTTGTTTTATAGCTATTTTAATTTTATTTTCTTTAGATATAGACCCGTCGGCCCAGATAAATCCTAACGTATATGCTGTCTCTGCTGTTATATTAGTTAAATCCATATAATGACAGTACACATTAGCTACCACGCTGTCAATATTATAGCGCATATATCTGTTGACTAAACTTATAATAATAGTTAATATAGAAATATACGAATAAACAATTATGTTTATTTTAACTAATTATACAATCTATGTCAGACGCCTCTAGTATTAGAAGGACATCAGCAGTTTTAGCTCCAACTTCTGGTAATGCTAACCCTAAGCCTGGTACATTGCCTGGAGTTTTGACTCCTGGTTCACAACAAAATAACCCTGGTGGTACTGGCTTTGCTGGTGCTCAAGCCACAGCAGCTGGATTTTTTGCTGGTGGTATCAGATTTTGTTTAAATCCATCTGGGTATTATTTCACTTATACTGATACAAGTGGTATTAGTAGACTCCGTGAAACTGGTCAGGCTTACATTAATACAGGCACGCAGTGGACTCCAGTTGGTAACAATCCACTAGATATCAATGTCCCCCTCGCCGCTAATGCTATTGATCAATATGTTTATGTAGCTGACCGTCCTTATAACGTATTGAGTGGTTCATTTGTATATACTACTCCTGGTGGCTCTTCTTGTGCACTTCAGTTAGGTGTATGTCCTTTCTCTCAAGGTATATTAGCTGGTGCTGGTACTATTACTACTACTAACTCTTCTGCTACTGTTAATGGTGTTAGTACTACATTTACTTCTGCACTAATTGGTTCCGCAATTTTCAGTCCTTCAGGTACTTATATTGGTACAGTCTCAGCTGTAGGTAGCACAACCTCTCTTACATTGGCTGTGGCTGCTTCTAATGCATGGGGTGGTGGTACTCAGGTATTGACTGGTTCTGCCTGGAATTACGGCCCTTATCTTACTGGTACTGGTAACCTTACTGCGTCTACTGCAACTTCTGCTGTGACTGTTACTGCTGCTGGTTTTGCTAGTTCTGTTACAGTTGGTAGTAACTTGTATGATCAATATGGTAGAACTCTTGGTGTGATTGCTTCCGTTAATAGTACTACATCTCTTACTCTAACCGCCAATGCTGCTTTTAATGCAGCTGCTACAACTTGGTCATATAGCACCTTGTTTATTGGTGTGCCAGCTTATGGTACTAATGTGTTTACTGCTACCATCCCACTCACTGCAAGTCCGGGTATTGTACAAATTGGTACTTTGAATGCCACTATTGCTAATACTCAAATAACTACTGGACAGGCTTTGGCCCTTAGATTTACTGGTACTGTCAC